GTGATTTCCACTATCTGTGCATCATCAGGATTGATACTCCGTGAGGCGCTTAGGAGCGTGGCTTCCATCGCAATACTGCGTGATAAGGCTTCGGTTGAACCTTTATCGGTGTACAACTTAAACGCTGCACCTACTTGCTGACGCTGCAACACGTCTTCCACCATGCGGTTAGCTAGTGCTGTGTCATCACTGGTAACAAACACAGATGCACTGCCGTCACCCTCGGCAAAGCCTGGGATATAGGTTCTGAATGGTGCATACTGACCAACGGCTTGACCAATGGTTGTGGTGTCAATTTCAGCACGGGTTATGTTGAAACTCCAGTTTTGCACTGCAGCTACAGCGGCAAAATCGGTGTAAGCGATGGTTGCAAACAAAGCACCAAAGCCGGTAGGTAGGGCTGTTGCAGTTAGCGCCGCGCCGCCTGCGGTAGCACTTAATGCCAACACACCAGTAGATGCGTTGTAGGCTTGAACAAATTTAGCGCCAGCAGCAATTGCGTTTGTTGTGGTTGCGCCAGCAGGATAGGTAAGTGTTACAGGATCATTTACCTTAAAGCCTAAATATGCCCCGACTTGGATGCTGGAGCCGGTAGCAGGAAAAGCGGATGCCGCCAATTCGACGCTAGTACCAGCGGGCTTGTAGTACAGAGCACCGGAAGTGCCGGAAAGGACGGTAACGGCCATTGATTTAGCAGATGATTGGCTTGTTTTAGTATAGCGTCAATCCAAGTAAGCTTCAAAAGTTGCGGTTAGCTGTGTTTGGAAATATGCAGCCGCTAGTCCACTACTTGCGCTAGTGCCGGTTTCAATCACACCAGCACCTACGGTTGCTGGCCCCGATGCGGCATCAAATATAATGCTTGAGAACTTAGCCCGATCAAATAAATCCTTGATGCGTTCAGCAATGGTATAGTTCGCTGCTGCGCCAACACCAACGGGCGTGAATACATTTACTACAAGCACACCGTTTTGGCGGTTGAACCCTACACCGCCTGTAGGTAGCAACGTTGCATAAGCATTGTCACCAAACCGTATTGATGCTTGCAGGAATGGTGCATTACCTGGTGGCGTAAATGGTACGTTTTGATAACTGACAGGATAGACCGGCTCAATTGCCATTTCAGTAGCAATACTGCCTTCAATCGCAGCTCGGACGTTGTTGTAGGTGCTGCTCATGATTCTCGGCTAATCTTGGCGGCGGCGATAATTACTCTGCCTTGAACGTCTTTAGCTATACATTGAATAAAGCCTCTGTCGGCTTGCTTGCTACTGCCATTAGCAAGCGATTCCGCATATGGCAGGTTGTTATGCACGCTGTAGATATTGCCGAGGCGTTCTTGGCTGTAACCAATGCGGTCTAATGCTGGTATGCCTGTGTAGTTGCCCGACGCTTTAATGCCCCCTGGTGCTGAGTTTTCACCTACCTGCCAGCTAGCGCGGAATCTACCAGTATCAACTGGGCTTGCTTGTTTCAATAAACTATCAGTTTCTAATACTGCTGCACGTAATAGCTTCTCCATTTGATTATTGGCATAATCACCAATCTCAGTAATTTTTATATTGCGTGCCATTATGCCCTCAGAATTAGCTCATAGGTTATCGCTATATTATCTTGCTCAGTTGTCGCAACACTGATTATTTGATGCACTACTGATGCAATTAGCACTTTATCCGCTGGTGTTGGTGCATTTGCAACATCTGCTGCGGCAATCGTTAACCGCTTATCCCCAGCTTGGATTAAATCATTCACCTCACGCAAATTAACGTCTTCCAGCACACCACGCACTGCGGTATCAGCAGCAGTTTCGGCTGCGGTGCCAGTAGCTGGATCGTAAGAGCCAAGGGTGATACGCCGAATGGTAGCCGTGCCACCAAACTTAGCCATCAACTTACTGGCGGCCTTTCGTAGCGCGGTTGATAGTGCCATCAGAGCTTATATGCAACGCAGTGGCCAGCCGACAGGTTAATGCTGGTGAAAACACCATAAATCGTTACTCCAGCGGTAGGAGTATGACCGGCCAATGATGCCCCGTCATAGTTGGTGCTAATGATTTCAGTGATTGCTGCGCTGCCCAAAAAAGTAATCGCACACCAGCGGCCAGTCACTGTTGTTGCGGCGTCAACAAAAGTTGCGCCTTTTGCGTAATCAATGCCAAGAACACTGGAGTCGCTCATGGCTAAATCTTGTAAGCGATAACAGTGCCGCTAGTTAATGTGATGCTGGTGAATACACCACACATCTCGCAGCTTGCTTTGATTGGAATGGCTGTAAGCGCGTTACCGGTATAATTCAAAGCCGTAACGCTTGCAATCACTGAATCCTCTAATGCCACAATCTCGCCGAACCTGCCGGTGTGCGCAACAGTGTCTTTAATGAACTCAGCGCCTGGATAAGATTCGCTCATGATCGTTTGATTGCAAAGTTGCCTGGTCCGCTCAGTCTAATACCTGTCAGGTAACGTTCCACCATGGGAGGAATTTTGTCGGCGCCCACGGCGCCACTGAAATTCGGCGTCACGTCGAGGCTACCGATTTTTACATTCTTGAAATCTTCTAGCCCGCTAAGCCCAATGCCATCAGTGTTGTTATTTAGGTATGCCGCAAGCAGCACCTGTGCATATTGCACCTGCGGCGGAATTTCGTTGTCGTTAAAATAATCGGTGGTAATGCGAAATGGGAAACCGACGGCATAAGTATTGATATAAGTATCGGGCCTTCTCACGCCAGTCCGCGGCCATTGCAGCGACTGCGTATCAGTTGCCCTAGCACCTAAGAACCGTTCACGATCTAATCGTTGTGTTGCGGTGTAAAGTGCGCGATTTTTGGCGTCTGTAGTAGCAGAGCCCCATGCTGTAATATCTGCGTCTTGCACCAACCCGTCAACTATCAACTGGGCATTCGCCAGCGTTATGTACGAGTTTGCGTCGGCGGCGTTTGGGGTCGCCACTATCACGATTGCCATCAGTAGCCTCCTCTGGTATTAGTGTAGGCTCCACAATAGGAAATGAGGCCA